AGACACCGTCGACGATGATCAACTGTGCGCCGTTGTCACTGATGCTGACACGCCCAGAGTTGGTCGTCAGCACAACTGTCGACGACACGCTGCCCAAGGTGTTGAACCCGAACACGATGTTCCCGAGCACTAGCCACCATGTGCTACCGACAACGCGCACCCCGCGCACGATGTTGCCAATCTGCCCCGGAAGGGTGACCAGCGTCAGGTCGAGGTAAGGAGCAAGCCCAGGCGTGCCGTAGAAGGCCATCGCCGTCTTGTCGGCGTCGGCGATTGGCTCGCGGTACAGGTTCGTCAGGAGTTGGGAGGTGACGGTGCGTGACTTCGACGAAAAGCCGCGCCCGAATAACGGAACAATTTTGCCGTCGTCAGGCATCTCGGTTGCTAACGCAAACGATGTGATCCTGACGCATAGCCAAGAGCTCGCGACCGCCATGCAGGAACGGTTCAGCCATGCGCGGGTTGAACAGCACCCTGTCTCCAGGTCGCACTATAGGCACGTCGCGGCGCCCGTCGGCGAGAATTTCGCCCGGTCCTACCTGCAGCACGTCGGCCTCCTCACGGTCGTCCGCGGCCTCAGGAACGATCACGCCTGCATCGGTGGTCTGCTCCTGCGTCACTGCCTCCGCGACGATGTAGCCGCCCAATGGCTGAAAGGCATCCATGACGATGCGCCCGATCAGGTGCGCCTCACGCAGCACGAGGTAGTCCACCTCGCCATAGCGCACGCTTTGGCCTTTGTTGCGCCCAAAGACGACTTTGTCGCCGACGGCCACGCTCATCTTGCGCCGCTCGCCTTCGGCCAGAAGCTTGCCGTCGCCGACTCCAAGCACCACCGCAACGTCGCGATCGTCGGCAAGTTGCCGCTCCGCATCATCATCGACGTGGGGGATGACAATCCCCGAGGCGAGCAAACGCTCGACCTTGCTCTTGGCGACAACGACGAGGTCTTGAATCGGACGGAACGGGAGAGTGGTCATGGGTTGTTGTTCCCTGTGTAGATGTTGAATGCGGTGCGATCAGAGATGGGCACGTCCATGTCCATGATCTGAATCTCGCGGTTCAGGATGCGTGCGTTTTTCTCAGCCTTGGCAGCGATGTCGAGCTTCCCGGCAGACAGCGGCTTGTTGTTGATCTCGCCGATGATCTTCGCCAACTGCGTCTTGAAGAACAGGTCATAGGCCGGCGGTGAATTCAGCAGGCTCGCTCCAGACGTGAACTGCGTCAGCACGTTCGAGTAGAAGTAATGGAACACGTCATTGCTGAAGGAAGGCAACGGCCAAAAACTTGCCGTGATGTCGAGCGGGTTGTAGTTGAAAAACACAAACTCAGGCCGACCGGGCGCGGGCTTGTAGATGATGTCGTTGCCCCACTGCTCGACACTGAGTATCTGCATCGGATGGGTGACGTTAGACGCATCGACGATGTTTACCGTCTCGATCTGGTTCGGACGCACCGCGGGGAGGTTGGTGCCAGACGGTCCGAGGGTGTACGTCTGCGTGCCCGACACCAGCGGCATCGTTCCCTCTTGGATGTCGAACACCGTGAACTGCTCGTTGCTCATCGAGTCCAGTAACGAGTTGAGGAATCGCAGGCCGACCGCCACGCTATTCGCGTCGAGTGCGTTGTACTGGTCGCCTATTCCGGCGAACAGGTAGGCATCCTGGATGATCTCGCCGGCAGTGGATGTCGCGGTAGTCACAATATCCCGATCACTGAGTTCTCGTCGACCACGTCTATGGTCCCGTCATCAACGACGAAGGTATCGACTCTCGACGAGTACAGCACCCGATCGCCCGCGGCTACCTCGAGCGGGCACCCGTTCTCATGCTCGGTGCCGACAGCGGATACAAGCCCGACGTGGGCATCGCGCATGTCTGGCGCCGGCAGGATGATGCCGGAGGCGAGCGTCTGCTCTCCCCCAAGCCTCGCCACGGCCAGTCTAGGGCCGAGAGGTAGCATCAGCCTTGTCCGGCGTCGTGGCGTCGTTGTCCTGGTTGATGATCGGGATGGTGTACGGGACCACCTCGATCGTCGGCTTGCCTGGAGCGGTCTGCACGCCGAATGCCGACGGCGACTTCTCCCAACCCTTGCCGAGCTTCGCCAGGTCTTCGGCGCTGTTAATCAGCGCAGTGTCGAGCACGGCGCCGTTCTTGCGGAACATCCAGCGCGGGTACTCCTGGTGCTCATACGGGTTCTCATAGTCCACTTCCGGTAGCGACTTGTTGTAGAGCATCAAGTCTTGAGCCGACAGAGACTTGTATTCGATGTCCGTCATCTTCGCGAGTTCTTTGCGTGCCATGTCATCTCCAGTTGGAACCCGACCCCTTGCGGGGCCGGGATGATGCAGTTGCCTTAGTTCGTCAGCACGCACCCAAGTTCTGGATAGAGCGCCTTCAAACCGTACAACACGTCGGTACGAGACGGGAAGCGGTCGTTGTTGATGTCGAACGCACGCACGATCCGCAAGCTGATGCTCTTGTAGACCTTGCGTTCTGCCATGTCCACGCCCTTCGGCAGCACCATGTCAGCGAACGCAATCGTGAGCGCCGACTTGTGGAACCCAAGGTTCTGGGGCAGGGATTGCGCAGCGGTTCCGCTGATCGTCATCAACGCGCCACCAGCAGGCGAGATGCTGACGTTCTGGTACTGACCAGCGGAGATGATCGCCGGGACGATCGGAATCGTCGCATTGCCCGAACCGTCAGACGAGACGTTCGTTTGCACAACGAATTGCTGCAGTGAGCCCGTCGAAGCACGCGACTGCGGGTTAACCGAGAACACGTTGGCAATCGTGAACCGGTCGCCCGCGTTCAGACGCGCAGCCGCAGCCGCGGTCCAACCGTTGGTGATCAGGTTCATCGAGTACGCCCAACCGCTCGTCAGACCTTGGTTGGCGCCGTTGACTGCCGGCGTGCCGCCCAGAGGCCCGACGACCTGGGTATTGGCGTTCTGGTCGACGGCAATCTTCAGCCCGACTCCAGCGTCGATCGTGCCCGACTCATATTGCTCGGTGAGGAGCTTCTGCGAGTTGAACAGGGAACCGAGGCCATTGATCAGGGAAGTGTTCGCCGCCGGATTCAGCAGCAGGTACAGTTGCCCGTCGTCCGGTGCGCCCATCTCGAGCAAGCGCTGACGAACCGCCAGAAGCGCGGCCAGCGTGGCGGGCGGGGTGCCCGGTGTGCCGACCAAGTTCGGGATCGTCGTCGCCATCAGGTTGGCATCACGGTCGATGCGGTTCCGAATCACGGCCATCTGCGGGTTCAGCACCCGAGCGGTGAAGTCGTCCAGGGACAGCGTGAGTTCCTGCGACGTGAACTGCACGTCGACACCGAACTGCGTGGTGAGCACCAGCGGCACTTGCGTTTCGGTCTGGTCTTCGACCTGCAGAGTGGAACCCTGACGACCGACATACCGCGCCGGCTTGCGGACGTTCAGCGTGGCGCCGATCTTCGCGCCGTCTTTGGCGAACTGGTCGCTATAGGACGAATCGAAGAACTGCACGGCCTTGCATTGGTTCTCCAGTACGATGACCGCCTTGTTGGTGATCATCACCGGAGTGAGTACGGTATTCGACATGATTAAGCTCTCTTTCCTTGCTGCCGCTTATTCGCAGCCTCCCAGGCAAGGTGTTGCTCTGGGGTCGCATCCTTTGGGTATGCGTTGACTGCGGTTCCGCGGTTGCCGACCGGCTTTCCTACCGGGGGCGCGTTGGACACATTGGCAGCAGAGGAACCCATTGCAGATGCAATGCGCGTGATGTGGTGCGCGACTGCAACGTCTGGCATTTGCGCTAACTGTCCGATGACTCGCGGGTTGCGTGCAAGGTAGTACGCAACGTGTCCAGCCTTGCCGGTGATCGCCATCGCCGCCATTACATTGGTGGGGATTTCGACCTGACATGACTCGATCACATCACGATAATCGGGGAATTCAGACTCAGCACCGAGCATTTGCTCCCTGGTGACGGCACGCAATTGACCCTGCGCCGCCTCCATGTTGCGCTGCCTGATCTGACTCTCTTGCTTCTCCCGACTTTGTTGCTCTACCTGTGCTCTAGCTGCGAGCTCGCGTCGAATCTCTTGGCGTGACTCGTAGCGGATCATGTCCCGCTCGTAAGCCTTCCAATCGGTGTACTTCGACTCGTCTGGAGGTGCTTCACTTGGGGCAATGTTGTCTTGTCGCTGCGCTTGCTGCGGCGACATCTGCCCCTTGATGACCATCTCCAGCAATCCGGCCAATTGCGTTTCACGCCTGACGGCATCTCGTTCCCGTGCTGTCAGTTCGTTGATGCGATTCTGGAAGCCACCGCGGGAGCGCTTTTCAGCCTTCTCCTCGTTGGTTTCCGTCGGGGCATCACCCGTGGCAGTTTCATTGCCAGTGTCAACGCTCGCCGAGTGCGTCGAAGTGTCATCCCCCGATGGGGGCGCGGCCTGGTCGTGCGACGGCGCCGGAGCGTCGTTTGCTGCGGGTGCTGCGGGTGCCGAGTCAATCCCCGGCAATACTAGGTCTTCGGGCATGGGAGTTTCCCAAGAGGCGAGGCTACTCGCACCCGGTGCGCGTCACCGGTAACGTCCAACAGGTAGCCCTTTTGATGCAGTTTCCAATCCCTCGCGCTCCACGGCGTCATGCCGCGGAGCTTGAGGTTGAAGCGGTGCAGGTTAAGCCGCACCGGTTATTGGTAGAGCGTGATGCGCGAGGAGTTCAGCGTCAGAACGTCAGCCGCGGTTGCCTTGGTGTAGGACAGGACGAAAGCCTGCTCTACCGCCGTCGGGCCGGCGTACACCGCATTCGACGAGATCGACACCGGTGCCGTCGTGCTGATACCGTAGCCTAGCGCGGCGCCGATCGACGAAGCATCGACCGTGGCACCATCGTTGCGACCCGAGATCGACAGCGCAAGCCGGCCACCCGAAGACGAGGTGAGCACCTGCGTGGCGCAGATCGTGCCGCCTTCCAGCGCGGTGTTCGCGCTATTGCCGAAGTACGCCTTCAGCGTCTTGACGTTCGCATTGTTGGTACACGTGAACGTGAAGTCAGCCTCGAGACGGAAGTTGGCGTGAAGCGAGCCGGCGGGGAAGCGGATACCGACCATCTCCAGTTCCGTCGTGAGCGTGACCTGCGTGGTGTACGGGATGCCGTTGAGCATGATCTGCCCGAACTGGCCGCCGACGTTGCCGAAAGCACCGCCCTGCGGCAGACCCAGGTCCGACAGCACAGCCGTTCCTGCGGCGGTGAATGCCGAGACGCGGACGACCGTCGACATGTTGCCGAATCCCGCCGCGGAGTTGACCGTGGCGACAGCGCCCAACGGTTGCTGGACAAACGTGGTGCCGTTGTCCTGCGAGACTTCAATCAGGACCGTGCCGGTGGCCGCGGGAACCGCTTGAATCGAGTAGGGGATCGGGCCGGGACGGAACAGCTGCGGGGAACCTACGGGAACATTTTGAACTACGCAACCTGCCATGATTTGCTCCTTGCCGCAATGCGGCGTTGTACTGCGTTGTGCTTCTGGGTACTGCTACCGCATCCCGTCAGATGCCGTTGCCGACACTGACGATGAGATTCGTTGGGCCCGCTGCGCTTCCGATCGCCGAGATCGTGTCGTCTCCCATGCCGCGCCGGATGACCACTCTCTGACCGCCCAGAACAGGGTAGGACTGCGCCACCGTGGCGACGACACTGCCACCGGGCGAAGTCTCGACGAAGATGGTCACGCCACCGACCGCGCCCTGATTGGTCAGGGTGAGGAACTGCCCGCCCTGCTTCTGCAGGTCGACCTGGGGGATGGAACCTTTCGGGATGGCCGTTGCCGATGCCGCGGCGCCGACAGCGATGGTTACGCTGCCTAGATTGCTGGGGAGGAAACTGTCGACCATCATGGTTATTGCCCCTTCTCTTTCGATAAAGCGAGTTTATGATACTACTCGCCCAAGTTGTCAAGGAAAACAAGGGCGTCCATGAAATCTTGGTCGTCGGCCTCCTGCTGCCGGCGCCGGGTGCCCTCCTCTTTTGCCTTCTGCTCCTGTGCCTCGAGCTTCCGCAGGTTGGCGACAATCCGTGCCGCCTCCTTCCTGCTCGCCGCCGTCTGGCCTTCCTTCCGCACCGCAGCAAGCCGCTCGCGGGCCTCCTCGATCTCCTCTGCCTTACGGCGCTCCCGCTCAAGCCGCTCCTCTGCCTTCTTGCGGGCCCGCTCCTTGAGAAGTTCGAGGTACTCCTCAATGTCGTCGCCGACACCCTTCTTATGGCCCAGGTTGTAGCGCCCGTGACCGCCGCCGGTGACTCCAGCATCGCCCCCAGAGGGCGTCAGGATGCCCGCGTAGCCCGTTGCTGATACCCCGGTGATGGCGACGGTCTTGTCGCCCCCAGACGATGCCCCTACGGTGCCCACAGCCCCCGTGCCGACCACTCCAGTGAGGGAAACGGTCAGACTTGGCGTCACCGAACCGACGGCGGTGGTTGCCGCAACCCCGGTTACGGCCTGATCGTGCTGGACACCCACCGATCCGGCGGTGCCGGTGGCAGCAGCCCCGGTCAGGGCAACGCTGCCGTCCTTGGTGATGCCGACGTTGCCGACCTGGCCCGTTGCAGAAACACCCGTGATCGCTAGGGTAAGGTCGCCTCCCGAGCTCCCGCTCACATTGCCCGCGGCACCCGTACCGACCACGCCTGTCAATGCAACCGTCGTGCTTGGCGTGACGTTGCCTGCCGCACCAGTGCCGACGACACCCGTCACTGTCGACCCAGTGTTGACGCCGACCGTACCGACCGCACCGGTTGCCGCGTTGCCGGTTATCGGTTGGTCATGCTGTACGCCGGTATTACCCGCTGCGCCGGTTCCGACTACACCGGTAATGCCTACAGTTACATTGCTGCTTCCCGCCGAGCTGAATATCTCCGTGCGCGGGGGCGCATCGAATACCTGCCACGGGTTGATGGCGAATGAAAGAGCTTCGCTTGCCGACCACGCATGCCCATCACAGCGCACGAACAACGGAAGTATGAAGCTTGCGTCACCGTTCGCATTTGCTACTGATCCACGCCCGAACTCCAGCAATGGATCGGCGCTATAGCCGTTGTATCCGCTGTTGGCAACGGAAGTCGTTCCTTCCAGTACTCCGTTGACGTACAGCGAAAGCGCAGACGAAGTACAAGTCAGCGTTACAACATATTTCGTATTGTTGGTGACAACCGTTGTGCCGGTGACAATCTTCGTGCCGCCGTCGAAGATCATCCCGGTAAACACACCACCAGCGGTTATCGACAGCGTTCTATCGTAGGTTCCGCTGTTGATGGCCTGCGCCATCGACACAATCGCCAGTTGTGTCTTATCAACAAAGCTAACTACACAACTATACGTCCAATCGTTGCGGGCATTGACCTCTGCCGCAGGAACCGAGAGCGTCCAGTAATTGAACGCTCCATTTCCGTTGAACCACGGGCCAATGCCAGCAGGAGATGGAGTCGGGGATATGGCCCCGAGAACAACAACATTCGCGCCAGGTCCAACATTCTCCGGGAACTTCCCATTGAATAGTTGCTTGCACCCTCGCAACAGCGGGCTGGCAAAGTTAGCCGCCGCAGCACTTTGCGGTTGCCACTTGAACGGATTTTTTACAGCCACGACTTA